CTATACCATCCATGTTTATTATTGTAACTGGCAGGCATTCTAAATACTCCACAATTCTATTCAATTGAAAAATCATCATTTTCTTTTCTTCTTCACGAGTTAAAAAATCATGAGTTCTATTCAATCTATGGGACATTTTTCTTCCCATTTTATATTGTGGAAATATCTTTCTGCGGCGGTTAGACCCACCTTTACCATCAAATACTATGATGGTGCGAGTAGGTCTTACCATATTAATAGTGTATCCTATTGACCTTAGAAAACCAACTATTCCACCAATGTGAACCCCATCCTCATTGGTAGTTGGTATTGCGGAAAACACTCTAATAAAAGTGTTTAATCCATCTATCAGTAAAACCGAGTCGTTAGGTTCACCACCATCTACCTTACCGCCAGATTTTTTGATTTCTTCAAATATTGATAAGTGTCTAGCGTTAGTCACCGATAACCTCATCTGTGAACTCTACATCATCTATACCAAGCTTCTCTTGATACTTTAATATAACCTTATCACAAATGAGTTGGTACAAATAATTCCTTAATTCATCATTTTGAGTAATCAAATCTTCCCAATCTTTAGATTGAAATTTATATTCTTTACCCTTTTCATCTACAAGAGTATACCAAGCTCCACCTACTTTAACCAACTTATGTTCTTTAAGTACGGTTAGCCATGCACCATAATTATCTATACCTCTATCGAAGTACATATCATAATCTGCATGCCTCAAAGGTGGGCCTAATCTATTCTTAACGATCTGTGCTCTACATTTCATACCAATAGTATTTTTCTTACTATCTTTAATTTGCCCCATATTCTTTAATCGAATACGAGTAGAAGCGTGAAATGGTAATGCTTTACCACCACTTGTAGTCCACGGATCTCCAAACATTACTCCGAGTTTTTGACGAAGTTGGTTTGTAAACACCAGAGCAATTCTTTGTTTACCAATCAATTGAGTAATTTTTCTCATTGCTTTTGATATAATAATTGCTTTGGCTGTCGCCCAACCATCTTTATCAAAGTCTGCCTCCATCTCTACCTTAGTAGAGGCTCCAGCAAGTGAATCAACCATAATTGTTACCAATCTATCTTTATCTGATTCACGAACTTTAATTACGATTTCTTCAATCGCTTCAAAGATATCTTCTACGGTTTCTAAATGTAGGTATAACATCTTACTCATATCAATGCCAATCACATCCAAAAACTCTTGTGAAACTGAAGTCTCTGTATCTATATAGACAGCGATTCCATCTTTCTTTTGAGTTTCGGCAAGGATATGTGCACCAAGTAATGATTTTCCACTTGATTCCAACCCATTGATTTCTGTAATTCTACCTACAGCAATTCCACCGTTGGGTTTATTGGCAATTGCCAAATCCAACATAGAACTACCAGTAGAAATGAAATCCTTGATATCAGTTGGTGTGGGATCACTACCATCAAGAAAATATGCTACTTTAGTATCTTTAAACTTTTTATTTAGCGAGTCTGCTAAAACATTAGCTAAAACATCGTTTACGGACATTCATTATCTCCTTTAGAAATAAGAGCCGTCTTGGATAGACCTCGACGGCCCTATTTTTTTTATTAAGAATTAAACAGTTCGTCAAAAGCGTCTGAAGTATTTGACACTTTTGAAGTTTCAAGTTGAGGTGTAGATACTGTACTATCACCTTCAGCTTTAGATGGTTCATCACTTGGATTTAACCATTCATTCAAAATTTCTGTCAAATCATCATAACTTTGCTCTTGATATATGTCGCGAATATCCTTTTGTTGTTTAACCAATTCAAGAATTTCAGGTTCATCTGAAACTGGTGTTTGATTTGGTTTAACACGAATATTAGTCTTAGGGAAACTTGCCCCTGTTTCTTCTGCCGAAATAAATTCGACCACAACATCTCTACCATTTACAGGGTCGGTTATATCACCATAATCAGGATCAGCTATAATTGAGAGTAATTCTTGGTATACGGTTTTACCGAATCCCCAAAACTTTACTCCTGCTTTTTCCTCACCACGAACTACAACTGGAGCAAAAGTTCTCATTTTTGCTTCAAGTTTTCGTGATAATTGATAATCTTCTTTATTACCACTTGCACGAAGTTTCTGTGCAAATTCTTCAATTGGGTCTGGACGACCAAATGAGATTGGTGATAAATAAGAACGATTATTTAGATTGTAGTGAAAAAACAACTCGATAAAAGGATTGTCCTTATTAAATTCATAAGGCACAATTCTAATTTGTGTTTTACCTGGTTGTGGTTTCCAAAGACTTGATGTACGATTGTTTGTTGTTTGAAGCTGATTTAGCCTCTTACGGATTGCGTTTAAGTCCATTTAGTAATCTCCTATTATTATTATTCATTTTTCATTTAGTATTCAAGTATAACCTTGATACACTAATAAGTATTATATATACTTTCTAAAATACAACTTTTTTTTAAAAAAAAAGAGGTTCTTGGCTTTTAAGTTTGTAATATAGTGGAAACTAAAAATCGCGAACCTCTTTTTTAAAATTTATATTTGAAAATTTTGGGGGTGTGGACAAACCATTTCCACATCGAACCACTCCAATTTTTTTTACTCCATACTTTGCCACCAAAAGTTACTCTGGTTCTCCTCAATGCTATTAACATCGGTAGAGCGGATACAATTCCTTGACAAATACCTTAGCCCTTGAAGTTTGGCTTCTTCGGTCAGTTTACAGAGAGAATTCCTTTCGGGTACTCCCAATGAAGTGATAAAGTTGGTTATTTATCTTTAGTTGATTCGAACTCCCTCATAAGATGTCTCTCAGTATTACCACCATTCAGGTGAATACTCTCCACGATAGAGAATTGGGATACATTACAAGCCTTTAAAAGAAACCTGTTATTCAGTCAACCCCATATCGGCTCCCGTCGGCTCCGATACTTTCCAATTTTCAAAAAACTATGTCCCGAAAGACATATAATATATATGTATATAAATTCTCAAAATACATATTTTTTTTATTTTTTTTTATTTAGTTTGGATCTTCTTCTTTTTTAGATTCCTTACCAAAAAGTCTACTCCAAAAACTTCCTTTTTTCAAAGTTTCTGATTTGCCAACATCTTTACTACAATTATCACATTTTTCATGACTTTGCATTTTTACTTTTGCTTCTGATGTTGGTTTAACAGTAGGTATTACAGTATTTGCTTTTTGTTGAGCATCTACACCTATTGTTTTGGCGTCTTTACCTTTTACTTCATCAACTTCATCTTGTGCATATACAAAAGATGCTGTTAATACTGTAAGAAAGGCAACTGTTTTAACTATACGATTCATTTTATTTTCCTTATTTAGATTAATAATAGATATAAAATAACATTTCCAAATACACTTTTTTTTATATTAAGTGTTTTCAATCACGTTATCTATTGCTTTATATACCATTGGTGGTGTTATTTCTTTTGAACATTCAAATTCCCTCGGAGTTCCACTCAATTCTGGACATACGTTCCATTTCCCTTGTTTTAAAAGTTTTACCATATCATGTTTATGCCAACATCCCGTACAAACTTCCTTATTATCTGGATAAACATGAATACATTTGTGTTGAAATTCATGCCAAGACATTGAAAATCCATGAATCATAACAACCCATTTATTCATAGCCCAGGCCAACCATGACATACCACTAGCCAATCCAATGAAAAATTCTGAATGTATCAACTCATTAATTCTTACATCTAATGGTTTACCTTGACTTCTAATCACACCGTTTGGTATTTTATTATCATAACTATCTCTACTTTCATCGTCATAAAAATCTATATCTAAAACTTCATAACCTTTACTATGTAGATATTTTACTACAGCATCCCAACCACCTGGTCTATTCCAATATTTTAATTGGGGGCCTCTTGAATGAGTTGCGATGCAAACATATTTTTCTTTCATTGGTCTACCATAATTTTTGAAAAATAAATTTGGTTTCTTTTCAATAAATGGTAATCCTAATATTTCTGAACAAGATTGTTGTAATGGAATCCATTGTCTACCATCAGGTTTCCTTATATCACCATTATCATATCCTACTTTATAAGTCATTATACCCTCAGCCGTCATTGGTAATCTAAAACACAATTTACCACCACCAAAAGGTTCTATATAAGTATCCTCATCAAGATATTCAATTTCAGGATAATTTGGTTTGAATAATGGAATCATATCTTGAAATGGTAAATATAATTTTACCTTACACTCATTATCTATCCGAAATTGTTCAACATACGGAAACCACGCAAGTGTATCTCCAAGTCCTTTTGATTGAAATATTATATAAACTGTTTTTCCCCGTATAGGGTGAAATTTTTTCATACAACCTTTTTATTTTTTTAATTTCTCTTAGTTACCCTTGTACCTGAATTAGAACTTGTGGAAGAACTTGACGAACTCCCTGAAGAACTTCTTGTACTTGATACATTCGAGCTATTACTATATCCACTATTACTTGATTGAGAAGTACCGTGATTAGTTCTTGTAGTATTTAAATTTGTTGTAGTAGTACCACTTCTATCTGTTGTCCAAGTTCTTTGTTTCTTTTCTTTAATACCTGGAATCCAAACTGTATATGTTCCACCAATCACATCATAAGTAACATAATCATTATAATATCCACCATAACCATATGGGTTATAATAATTGTATCTGTTACCAAATCCCATAAACCCATTAAATCTATTATACATCAGTTGATAAGCCATACCTAATGATGTTCCTGCCCCATCATTTGCATACAGAGAAAGATTTGGTCTTACTCTTGCTACTGAATAAGAATAGAATTGTTCTTCTTCCTCAATCTCTGGACTTGGATGAAACATAGAGAGTTGTGTATAGCATCCCGATAGAGACAAGCTCCCAAAGATGAGTACACAACTCAGTAATATGTTTTTAAATTTCATTAATTATTCCTCTGACTATTAAAAGTATCTTGTTGTGGTGTATCTTGTATTGGATATGGATTATGTATTTGAAAATCCGTTTGTGATCCACCCTCACGAGAACGTCTTACTTTTTTAAGAGTTTCCACTTTGGAATGTCTAATACACTTTTTAGAAATAGATTTTTTATTTTTTAAATAAAAAATTTCTTTATAATCATCATCACTATAATGATGTAAACCAAATTTAGTATCTATCAAATGTCCACCTGTAATAAAAAGTGTCATACTAAATAATAATTCTAATATCATATTAACTCCAATACCGTACCCACCACACTAAAAAATCTAATGTAAAAAATACTATTAATGCACAAAATATCCATTTACAGTATTTCTCTTTCATTATTTCTTAGATGTAAGTGTACCAGGTCTAAAATATTCTACTGCTACTAATACAGCAACTACACTCAATGTAATAAATTGATCCCATTCCATTTTAATCACTCTTCCTTGCTTTTCTAACTGCCTTTATGGCTTTCCTCAATAGTTGTCGAGTTTCCTTGACAAGTTCTTTGAAACCATCTTTAACACCATCTTGTTTCATTTGGCGTAGAACAGTCAAATTAAGTACTGCAGTATCCAAGTATCCTTGTACTTCTTCGTTTGGATGATTAGTTAAATATCTATCCAATCTATGAATCACTTTACGGAAACTTGGTTTTCTACCTTTACCTTTTTTGCCCTTACCTTTTTTATCATCATCACCTGCACC